GTTGTGAGCTTCTAATTATGCAAACCGTCTATGTGACAAACAAATGGGAAAAACCCATAACTTTTAACTACAATTTTGTGCCATACACATTCCCTGTTGGTGAAAGTGTAGAAGCTCCGTTAGAGGCTGTTTGTCACATATTCGGGCATAATGACCCTGATAAAGAACCGTATATGGCGCGGTTGGCAATGATTCATACGAAAGCAGATATTCCCAAGGGTTTAAAAATTCTTGAGAAAATTTTGATTACGGACCAGCCGCCAAAGAAAGGCCACTCGTTATCCCCGGTGGTTGAAAGAGTACCCCTACCGCCTAGTGCGGTTGGGGGAAAAGTCAATGATGAAGTCTAATGTGGAACATAAATGGCGCAAACGCTAGACAGTTACATTACTTCAGTACGATACCTGCTTCACGATGCAAACGCTAATTTCTACACCAATAATCAATTAACTGATTACGTCAATGGTGCAAGAGCGCGTGTTGCACGTGACACAGGATGTCTCCGCACGGTTCAAACACTTCAAATACCCGCTGCTCCTGTTGCTCAAGATAGTTTTTACGTAACGCCTATTCTTTGGCAAACCGGACTTACGGTTAATTACGGTGATTACGTATTTTCAAATATTTTTGTTTATCAAGTAGTAACTGGTGGAATATTAGGAACGCCTCCCAATTATCCTAATGCAAATGCTGTTTATCCACCTTCAGGAACTATAGTTACTGACACGGCTGTAGAACTTACGTATGCCGGACCTTCTGAAGTAATTAATTATTTAACTTTGCCATCTGGTGTATTAACTCTAGACGTAGTTAATATTAATCTTTATTGGGGAAATTCAAGAATACCTTTGCGGTACATGGCTTGGACTGACTTTAACGCACAACTGCGTTATTGGCAAAACCGCATAGGAACACCGGTTGCTTACAGCATTTATGGGCAATCTCAAATATACATTGGACCCGTTCCTGACATATCTTACACGGTTGATTTAGATACGGTTTTGTTGCCTACAGACTTAGTGTCTCTTACTGACGTAGATAACATTAATGACCCGTATTCTGGTCCCGTTAAGTTTTATGCTGCTTACCTTGCTAAATATTACGAACAGTCGTTTGGTGAAGCTGAAATTTATTTGAATCAGTACAAACAACAGATTCAAGCGGTTCAGGCGTCCGTCTACACTAGAAGGTTGCCAGACCCATACTCTAGAGCGTACTAAGCTATGGCAGCGGCAGAACAAAAAAAATCATACGAAGTATTTAAAAACTTTCGTGGAATAAACACGAAAGCTAACCGCACGGCTATTAGTGATGACGAGTTTTATTGGCTTGAAAATGCCATGCCTATTGGCTATGGCAATTTAAAAGTCACGCCTACGTCTGATGCTGTTGGAAGTGTTACGTTTGCAAATACAGTTGTTAATTTTTTCTCAGCCAACATTGGCATTACAGATTATTTGATTGCATTTCAAAATGACGGAAGCAGCGAATACGTAAACCTAACAACAAACACAAAAGGCACATTAGCTTCGGCTGGCACATTTACAACTACTGGTGATATTTGTGTTAGCCAATGGAAAAACGACAGGCTGTTAATTATTGACCCTGTAAAGGGTTACTTTACGTGGGATGCAGTTAATTTAGTTTCTGTTGGTTCAATTGCTTCTGTTGGCATAGTTAAAAGTGGAACGGGTTATACGTCTGTTCCTGCGGTTGTTATTTCTGCGCCAAATCAAACAAATGGAATACAAGCTACAGCAGTAGCAACAGTTACGGCTAATGCTGTTTCTTCTGTAATTTTAACTGAAGCAGGTTCTGGTTATACGTCTGCTCCAACCATAACATTAAACGGTGGTGGAGGAACTAACGCTAATGTTATTGCTAGTGTTCTGACATTTGCTCAAAACACAGTATCGGTTTTAGTTACAAGCGGTGGAACTGGATATACCAATTCGTCTAATATTTCTTTGACTATTACTGGTGGCGGTGGAACAAACGCAGCCGGAATACCCATTATTTCTGGAAACATTGTTACTCAAGTCATCATGACTAACAATGGAATAGGGTATACAAATCAAGCAAATATATCCGTATCTATTACTGGCGGTGGCGGCTCTAATGCTACTGCTAAAGCAATTATTAATACAAACACTAACTCAGGAATTCAATCATTTTCTGGACGAGTGTGGATTTCAAGCGGAAGAACTGTTTATTATTCTGCTGCTGGTTCATACAGCGATTTTGTAACGGTGTCAGCAGGAACAATAGTTCTTACTGATGCTACGTTGCACGGCAACATTATTCAGCTATTGTCAGCCAATAACTTTTTATACATTTTTGGTGACGACAGCATTAACGTGTTTTCAGACGTAAGGGTAACTTCCGCTGGAACTACGTTATTCACTAATACTAACGTCAGCGCATCGGTAGGTACTAAATTAAAGTACGCAATTTTCCCGTACTTCCGTTCTGTTCTGTTTATGAATGATTATGGTGTCTATGCGCTTGTTGGCTCTACAACGTCGAAGATTTCTGACCCTTTGGACGGCATATTTACCAATATTGATTTTACTAATGGTGTTGTTAATGGCGGTCAAGTTCTTTTAAACAATATTTTATGTTCTGCATTCAATTTTAAATATACAGGCGGTTTAGGAACATCAACTGCTGACAGATACATTCAAGCTATATTTTTTGAAAAAAAATGGTTTTTTACAAGTGCTGGAAACAATCTAAAATATTTAACATCAGTTCCTGTTGGAGGAAGGATTACTCTGTTTGGAACCGATGGAACTTCATGTGTCAAGATGTACGCGAACACAACAGCAACAATAAACAGTTATGTACAAACGTCTTTAAACCCAATGAAAGACCCTATTCGCACAAAACAAGCGTTAAAAGTTGGGGTTGAGGCCACACTAGATGCTGGAGCGAGTATTGCTATAACTGTAGATTCCGAATCCAATACATCTCCTGTTATTTCTTTACCAGCCGGTATTAATTGGATTAATACTTATCAAGGAATAATTCCTTGGGTAAATAATGTATCAGCAGAAATAGCATGGACATCTGGCGGCATTGGTTACACGTTATATAAATCTGATGCAAAGCAATACGGCAAATATTTAGGAATGACTATTACATCTAGCACACAAGGAATTGTGTACAACGGATTTGAGTACGAACACGAATTAAGAACGAGGTTTTAATATGACAGTACCTTATACATTTGCTGGCGCAACGTCATCAATTCCATTATCTCAATTGGATACAAACTTTCAAACGTATGTAACTTTGGGAACTACTCAATTCCAGTTGGGAGATACTGTTACTACAGTAAATGGTTTAAGTTTTTCTAACATAACTGTTAATGCTACAACGTCTTATGACGCTATTAGGATTAACCAAACAGGAACAGGTAATTCGTTTGTTGTTGAAGATTCTGTAAATCCAGACTCATCACCGTTTGTAATTAATACTGACGGCAATGTTTCTATTGGAACTACAACAACATTAATGAAACTTGGCGTTAATGGTGCTGTTGGTTGGAACGCTCCAGTAACCAATACATCAAATACATATACTGTTTTATCATCAGACAACTGGATTATTATTAATAATTCAGTAGCAAATACGACTGTTACTTTGCCAGCGGCAAGTTCGTATACGGGACGTATATTAACAATTAAAACTATTCAAGCTAAATCGGTTGTTTCTGCTTCTTCTAATGTAATACCTATTGGTAACGCTACCGTTGGAACTGCAATTTTATCTAATGTTGCTGGTAAATTTGCTACGTTAGTTAGTGACGGAACTAATTGGATAACGATGCAAGCTAACTAAGGAAATAAAATGGGACTTAATGCGTTTACTAAAACTGGAAACACAATTACTTTTTTGGCTGCAACTACTGCGCCAACTCCAGTTCAATGCGTATCTACTACGTTAGGCGGCAATCAATACCGTGTCATTAACACAGGAACGGTAACTGTATTTCTTGGATATGGACAAGATTCTGCTAATGCTACGACTAATTCCAACGTAGTAACAACTACAGGACAAGCATTTCCTTTGTTGCCAAGCACGGATGAGATTTTAACTTTTGTTCCTAACGCTTACTTTACTGCAAAGACAGCAAGTGGAACCGCAACAATTTACATTACGCCGGGCGATGGCCTGTAAGGAGCAGTTATGTTAAAGGTAGCTGGTGGTAGTTCTGGTAGCGGCGGCAATGGCACAGTAACCCAAATAGATACTGGTACGGGTTTATCTGGTGGACCAATTACGTCTAATGGAACAATAAGCCTTGCTAATACTGCTGTTACTGCTGGCACTTATGGAAATGCAACTTCAGTATCTCAAATAACTGTTGATGCTCAAGGACGGATTACAAGTGCTGCAAACGTAACCATAACAGCTACAGGTACTGTTCCAAGTCCGTTTGTGGCAAATGGAATTGTATATGCAAACAGCACAACTACTTTAACTACTAACGCTGCTATAACATTTAACGGAACTAACTTTGCAACTACTGGAAGCGCAACTGCGGCTAGATTTATACCAACAAGTGCTACTGCCCCAACTAATGGAATGTACCTTAGCGGCACAAATTCATTAGGATTTGCGGCTAATAGCGTTCGTGTAGAGACTATAAGTAGTTCTGGAGTAGGAGTTGGTTCTAGTATTGCGGCTACTGGAACTACTTCTCTGTTTGAAGTTAATGTAACCAGCATGACTGGTTTTTCAACAGGAACTCCCACCGCAACTAATGGTTTAGGTATTTATAACTCTGGAGGTACGTGGGCTCCTGGCTTTGCTGCGATTTCTAATCTCAATATAAATTCACTTAGGTCTACCACTATTGACCTTTTTGATGGTACAGACACGGGTTCTGTTACTACTGCTAGTACGTTATATATTGAAGGTTCGCCACAAGGGTCAGCAAACGGTACTGGCACAACAATTACAAATCCTTATTCGTTATATATAGCATCTGGCATTTCTTATTTTGGTGGTCAAGTAACAGTTCCCGGAGGAAAATTTTCTTTAAGCGGTAACGTAACTCAGGCTTATTGGACTACAACAGGTCCGGGTTTTAACATAGCTGCTGCAACATATACTTCTAATTCTGGTGGTTTAACCGGAACTTTGTCTACTGCCCATAGCATTGCAACTCCAACATTTGTAAGCACAATAGCTACACAAACAGTAACTAACGGAGTTACTTTATATATTGCAAACGGACCATCAGGAAGCGCAAACGTAACAATTACGAACCCTTACGCTTTATACATAGCTGCTGGAAAAACATTCTTTGGTGGTGATGTTGTTGTTGGTGCTTCAACATTAAATATTGCTAATACAAATGCCACTACAGTTAATTTTGCTGGTGCAGCAACTACTATAGGTATTGGGGCTACTACTGGTACGCTTACATTAAATAATCCAACTGTTGTCGGTAGTCAGACAACGGTCAACTTATTTAATGCCACAACCACTACGTTAAACTTTGCTGGCGCAGCGACAACGATGCTGATTGGAACAGCGTCAACCACTAACTTTACTCTTGGTGGTGGTACTGCTGGTGCTGGTGTAATTAATTTGTTTGCTGGACCAACTACCGGCGTAACTTTAAACTTAGGAACTGCATTAACAACTTCGTCTATTAACATAGGCACATCACAAACTACTGGTAACTTAGTCTTAGGTAATACGTCTTCAACTACTGGTCAAATACAGTTGAAGTCTAACCTTGCGTTATATCAACCTGCGCCGCCAGCCACCATTACAGCCACAGGTGCCTTAGTTGTTGCTAGTATGAAGTTAAGAATAATACAAGTTACAAGTGCAACCGCTGTAACTTTAACTCCAGATACCGGCACTACAATTGATGCTGCATTTTCAGGCATGGCTGTTGATACAGCATTTGAATTTACTATTATCAATACAGGTTCTGCGGCAGGTGCAGTAACAATGGCGGTTGCAACTGGAGTTACTTATATAGGTTCTACAACTGTAGCTATTAGCACTTCAGGAACCTTTAGAGCAAGAAAAACTGCTGCAAATACTTTTGTTATGTATCGTGTTGCTTAATAAAGATAAAATTTTATGGAAACTGAACTGACATTCAAGATTGCTATAACGTGCGTTGGTGCCTTGGGTGGCTGGATGCTTAAAGTTATTTGGGAATCCATAAAAGACGTAAAGCATGAGTTAAAAGAGTTAAGCAAAGAGATGAATCAAGATTTTGTTCGTAGAGATGATTTTACAGAAACTATTTTGCGTATTGAAAATATGTTTAATCGTATTTTTGACAAGCTAGATAACAAGGCTGACAAATAATGAATATGAGTACGCTCTCCTCTGTTGAATTTGGGAATAATGAATCCCTTGGAGAGTTTTTGTTTGAAAATGGATTGCAGCACAAGTTATTTCAAGAAATATTGATGGACGCTGGCATTTCGGTGCCTATTTACCCGTTAATAGACGCCGAAACAGACAACTTAGATGATTGGTTATTGGCTCATCAGGTTGAACATCAAGCGTATGCGGGGCTGTTGGGATTGAATAATCCGTTCAATATGTTAGACGTTGACTTCAATAATGAGCCAGATTTTTACGATTGGATAGCAAGTCATTTGTACATTCACGAACAAATTGTTGCGACCCTAGGAATTTCAGAGGCAAATTAAAAATGTTCTCCCCGCCCCAAAAAAAATCAGTTTTTAGGAAATAGCAAAATGTCACGCGAATCCGCATTAAAAAACGCAACTATTGATTATCCAAATTTTGATACCCCAACTTGGGAAGCTGCCGCGACCAGAAAAGCTCAGTCGCTTGGAATTACTTTACCTAAAGATTTTAAAACTGTTGCGCGTAATTACGCCAATAGTCATACTGGTGTATTTGATTGGGCTAATAAAACTTTAAATAATGTAAACGCTTTAGTTGATTCTTACGCACAAAATCCAAAAGCATTTTACGAAAAAGCTCTTTATGAAGCAGGTTATAAATATGCAACAACAAAAATTTATACAAACTCTGCTGATTCACAAAAAGCAACAAAATATGCAAATGCAGATAAAAATATGTCGGCAATTGTTGCTTCCGCTTATAGCTCAGGTATTCCAGTTTCTTCCATAACAAAATTAATTGAAGACGGAGGAACATACGTTGTTCAGGATTACGAAAAAGGAGTAAAAAAAAATCAAAGTTGGTTTGATACTTTTTTTGATGTTGCATCTAATATTACGTTAGCAGTTGCTACTGGAGGTTTAAGTCTTCCTCAACAAATTGCTTTTAATGCCGCTTTTTCTGTTATTAATGGAGCAAGCGCAACTGATGTAATTAGAGGCGTTGTTGGTGCTGTTGCTGCCGACCAAGTTGTTGATGTATTAAAAGATGTAAATTCACAAATTTCTGCTGCTGGACCTAATGCTATAAAACCAGAAATTGCAAGTGCTTTAGCTAATGCTGAACGTCAAGCTGTTAATGCTGCAATTCTAAAACAAGACATTGGCAAAGCTGCGTTAGCTGGTGCTGCTGGTGGTGCGGCTGCTTCAGCATCATCTTTACTTACAGACAGCAAGGCTTTACAAAAAGCCTCTGGTGAGTTTGTAAAAAACCTAGCTGCTGGAAAAACTACAGAACAAGCATTAACGGGTGCATTAACTGGATATCTTGTATCTACAGCAAAAGAAAAAGATGACGCTGAAAAAGCGATAAAATCAAAAGTTGCTACTGATATATCTAATCTTGATTGGAGTCAATTAACTCCAGCTCAACAAAAATTCTTGAATGATACTTCTGCCGCTGTAGGCTTAGACAAGGTTCAAGGTCGAGATGTAAGTGAAGCTACATTTACTGAAGCGCGAGAAAATTGGCCTAAAATTTTTGCTGATGCCAACTACAGATACGACCCCTCTGGAAAAGTAGGAGACGTATACACATTACAAAATAAAGAAGGTCAAACAGTTTATGCAAGACCTGTCACAAATGATAACGGAACATTTATTTTTTTATGGAATCCAACAACAAATGGAACGGCATCAATAGATTTAAATACAACAGAAGGACAATCATTAGGTCAACAATTAAATGAAAAGTCTAATGCAAGTCTTTATAAGTTTGATGCTAGTTCTGGCGAGAAAATAGATAAAAATGGACAGTTAATATTAAGAGATGGAACAGCTAGTGGATTGTATGTAGATAAAAATGGAACTTTATTAGACCCTGAAGACCCTTCGTTTAAATCTGAAAATTTTATAGACCCGTCAGCACTTACGCAAAAAGTAGACGCTACTACACCCGCAAGTTCTAAATTGCCATCAGATTTTAAGCCAGTACAAACAAAAGATGAGCAATTATTAGCTTTAGTAAATACTGGTGGTGGAACTAGCGGCGGTAAAGGTGGGGGTACAAGTGGAAGCGCAGGAAATGTATCCATTAGTACCGGAGGCACAGGTACAGGTAATACAGGCGGAGGTAGAGGCGGCGGTACTGGCAACGCTACTGGAAATGCTACTAGTGGAACTGGTGGCGCAGGTGCTGGTGGTGCTGGTGGTGGAACCGGCACAGGTGGAACCGGCACAGGTGGAGCAGGAACAGGAACGGGCGGTACAGGAAACGTAAGAGTTACTGGCAACACAACAACCGGAAATGTAACTACGGGCAACGTAACAACAGGCAATGTTAGTACGGGAAATGTAACTATTAGTGGCAATACAAGCGCAAACAATACAACTATTGGGAGCGCAAACACGACAGACAATACTATTTTGTTAGATTTGTTGAATCAGCCGTTGAATAGGCCTTTGCTTGACCCAACAAGTCCAACTACGACGCCTACTCAACCACAAGGTTCACCGGGAAGTGCTGCGTTGGCTCAAGCATTACGAATAGGAGATGCGGGTTCTCCAATTTTTGGCAAAGATGAAGAAGGTCGTAGGTCAGGTTGGAATCTTAAATCATTACGATACATGGGCGATGTGGGAGCAGAAAAATGAGTAAACAATTAGCAAAGCTGTTAAAGGCTGACATTCAAGATTCTAGCGATTTAAAATCAATTGCTAAGATGCTTGCCGGAAAAGGTCGAGGCAAAGACACCATTCTTGCTCATATAACGCCTAGAGAAGCCGAGGTTTTGAAAGAGGCTGGCGGCTCTGGAACTACTAATCCTGAAACTGGCTTGCTAGAGTTTGAGGGTGGTTTTGAGGATTACACTATTCCAGAATCATTTAGTTATGGTGCTGATTATGGCGCACAACAGCCTCCTGTATCTGTCACCCCTGATTCTCAAGCCGTATCCGAACCTGTTGCTACACAGGAATTCGGGTATGGAAATATGCCTTCACAAGCCACTAGTCAACAACCCGCTCAATCGCAATATGAAGTTCCTGCCGGCGGTGTTCAAGGATTGGGCGCACCTATTACATCAAGATTTGGTCCCGCTGAAGTTTCTCCACCGGCACCTCCTAGTTTAGCTACAAGAGCGGGTGATGTTTTAAGCTCAATAAAATCTGGCGGCAAAGACATATTAGATTATTTAAACAAGAATCCAGAATTAGCAAAATTAGGAATTGCTGGAACAGGTTCTTTACTAAACGCTAGACAAGCAAGAGAAGCAGCAAAGCAGGTTCAACAATCTACTGCCGAACAAAAAGCTCTTGCTCAACCTTATCAAATTAAAGGAGAACAATTAAGAGGAGCTGCAGAAAGAGGAGAGTTGACGCCTCAAAACTATCAAGCATTGAAAGCTGCTCAAGCTCAAATAAATCAAGGCGTGGAATCTAGGGGCGGTGCTGGTGTTGCTCAAGCTCAATATCAAATAGAAAATCTTCGTCAACAATTATTGCAACAGCAATCCGATTACGGAATTAAATTGTCTAGCATTGGCGACCAAATTGCTATTGGGGCTATTCGTACAGGTTTACAGGCTGACCAAGCTGTTAATCAACTTACAAGCTCAATGTACTCCAATATGCTTGCTATAGCGTCTGGATTAAATCCTCAGCAAATTAGAACACAAGCAACTCAGGGGAACGTGAATGGCTAACGAACTTCAAAATTTGCCAGAAGCAAATAAATTGATGGAGTCTTTTCAAAAGGCTCCAAAGGGATATATTGGACCTAAAGAAATAGCTCCAGCTTTACAAGAAATTAATGTTAAAGAAGCGGAAGCTAAAAAATTTCTTGCTGAATCTGACATTCGATTAAAAGAAGCAGAAAGACAAGAAAAGGCAACAGAGGCTGAATTAAAAAAAAGATTTTATGAAGATGAAAAAAAATCTCAATTAGAAATGCCTGAAAGAATTGCTGAAAAAGAAGCTAGAAAAGAACTTGCTGCGGCAAAATTTGAGCCGACTAAAGATAACATTCAAGACATAGCCGGTTTATTTTCTTTAATGGGCGTAGTTGGCATGGTTATAGGCAAGCAAAATGCTGTTCAGGGTATGTATGCAATGAACGGCATGATGGAAGGTCACATAAAAGGTCGCAAAGATTTGTTTACAAGACAGGCAGCAGAGTTTGATAAACAATTTAAAATTCTTCAAGCTAAGGTTGAGTCTGCTACTAAAGAATTAGAAGAAGCTAGAAAGTTACGTATTTACGACCAAAAAGCCGGGGAAGAGGCTTTAGCTGTTGCTGTCGCTCGTTCTGAATCTCCTTTGATTAAGGAAATGACTGCTCGTTTAGGTATTGAAAAAACAATCAATGTTCTTAATCAAACAAAAGAAACTGTTTCAAAAATGGCTGGATTGCAAAATGATTTGCAAAAAGCTGCTGATGAAAGAGAATATAAAAGACAACAACTTAACTTACAAAGACAAAAACTTACTTCTAGAATTGATGATGTTGGAGCAGAACTCCGAGAAATGGGTGTAAACATTGCTGACAAAAAAGATAGAGCGGTAGTGCAAGAGGTTGTTGGCTCAATGGCTGAATTAAAAGATTTGCAAAGAGAAGTTAGAAACAACCCTAATCTTGTTGGTCGCCAAGGTCAAATTTCTCAATTTACAGACAGGTATCTTAAATCGTTTAAAGGCGGCGAGTCGGTTGACGAATCAAAAGTTAGCCAAGCTGACCAAGAGGCGTTGTTGTTTGCTAAAAAATATGCGTCTATGTTGACTCGTTACGAAAGAGCGTTAGCTGGTTCTAGTCGAGCTGGCTCTACTGTTTCCTTCCAAAATAGATATAACAGCCTGTTATCTCAGAATCAATTTAATTCTGCCTCAATGAGTAAATTGTTTGACGATATGCAAATAGAAGCTGCTAGAGGGGCAATGGAAAAAAGCAACAAATTGACATATTCAATGTTAGACGATATGTCTAACAGATTTAACACAAGATTGTATGAGACAGCACCTACTGCGGCTCCTCCTGTTCGTCAAGCAAGCGCAGCAGATGTTACTGCTACAGCAAAAGCAAATAATATTACTGAAGATGAAGCAAAAAAACGTCTTCGTAATAAAGGATACAAGATTGAGGGGGAATGATGGCTGAGGGAAGAAATTTATTGGCTGATGAGGCTCCTGTTGGAAGAAATCTTTTGGCAGACGAATCTGATACGCCTAAAGCCAAAACAGAGACATCTCAATTTGAGCAGATTGGTGAATTTTTTAAAGGCGCAACATTGCCGGTTGCTGGAATAGCACAATCTATTCCTTATGAGCCAATACAAAGAAAAGCCGCTGAGTATGTTAAAGGTGTTGAATCCAAACCTGAGTACATTGCTCCCGGTGGAACGATTGGCGCACGAACATTGGGCAAAGGTGTTGGTTCGTTAGGTTTAGGAACTGTTCCTCTTGGGAAGGCATTTGATATTACGGCGGCACTTCCTGCCATCCCTAAGATTTTATCTAGGACATTTGCTGGCACGGCTGGCGGCGCATTAGCTGGTTCAGTTATGGAAGAATCTCCAACTGTTGAAGAAATAGGTCCTAGAAAATTACAGGCTGCAAAAACAGGTGCCATTACTGGCGCAATCATTACTCCTGCTTTATCTGGTATTGGCAGTCTTAGCAAAGGTGCCTATGACCTAGTAATGAGGGCAAAAGGCAAATCTGTTCAAGAAGCTATTGATGCTCTTAAAAATGTTGTTACTAAGGAAGCAGAAGAAGCACGTAACTTTTTAAAACAAAAAAGTTATGATGCAGAAAAAGTTGCTAAGTCAGAAGTTTCAACAGCCAAAGACATTACTGAAGCCAGATATGCTACTCGCTCTAAATTGACAAAAGATTTAGATACCGCAAAAAAAGAAACTGAAACTTCTTTAAAAAGTCTAAGTAATAATCGTCAATCAGACGAAAACCTTGGAAAGTTTATTCAAAATCAAGGTAAAAAAAATATTGAATCTATTCGTGCAACAACAACAAAAGAAGCAATTGAAGATATTAAAGACCCTGCTTTTGATAGAGCTAGAGGTCGTGCAGCCTCTGGCGATACGCTATCAACTAATCCAAATAGCTCACCAATTTTAAAAGAAATTGTTTCTGATATTGAGCAACAAATTAAGGATGTTCCCGGAAGATTTAGAGGTGAATTAGAAGGTCGTATTGATGACATTATTGGACAAAAGATTCCTTTGTCTGCTGATGAATTACGTGTTGAGCAATTAAGAGAATCTACTATTCCGGGATATATCGCGCAAAAATTTAAGCGTGAGCCTCTAACGCTTCATCAAGCTGAATTCTTACGTCGATGGGCTAAAGACCCTATTTTGCGTAAAGACACGGGTTTTGGTTCTTTAGATGCTACTCGCATGGCTGGCACGGGTAGAAAAATTGAAGAAGCAATGACAGCCTACGAGCCTGATGTTGGTCGTTACATTGAAACTTATAAAGCAGGAAAAGAAGCTGAAAATATTGCTACTGGAGGTCGTCGAGGAGAAGGTTTGACAGAGCAAGTAGCAAAAACAGAAGATGAAATATTGTTTTCTAATAAACCTCAACAAGTTACTTCTTACTATTTAGACGGAACTAGAGAGTCAGCTAATAAACTAATTCGTTTGGTTGGTGGAAAAACCCCTGAGTTGGTTAATAGAGTGAAATCTAATGTTAGAGAAAAGATTGACGGACTTAACGCAGAAAAGACTGCTGAATTTGTTGCTAAAAACCAAGGTTTGTTTCAAGCGTTTCCTGAAGTAGGGCAAGCTGTTAATAAAGTAGTTCAGTCTCGTCAAGCACAGCAACGCTTAGAATCAATGTTAGGTAAAGCTGCCGGTAAAGGTGGTCGTCTTGAGAAAGCATTGGGAGCTGAGATTACATCTGCCGAAAAACTGGCTAAACAAGTTGAGTCAGGTAAACAAGCTACTGAGCCTTATCAGCAATTCCTTGAGAAGTTTGAGGGTGCTAAAGGTGAAGAAGTATTTACAGAGAGTAAATTTATTGTTGATAAATTAAGACAAAATAATTTTATTGACGAAACAAAGTATCAAGAAATGCTTTCTCAAATTAGAGACATTGAACAAAAATACGGCTCAAGTGAGGAAGCTAAAAAACGAGTTAAAACAGTTCTGTATGTTGGTTTGGTTGGCCTTGGTGGATATAAGGCTTACAGAGGGGCAACAAATTATCTTGGATTAGGACAGTAATGGCTAAGAAACAAAAAGGGATAAATCCAGAACTTGAGACGGCAATTGCTCAAATGTTAATTACTGTAATGAATGACCCTATGGCGTCCATCACAGACAAGACAAAAGTTTTGGATAGGGCGTTGAAGCTGGAGGCAATTAAGTTGAAGTTGTCGGACGATGAGTGGGGTTCTGGCTTTGGTATGGACGATGAGGACGATAAGGATTAGACTGTGAATCTCTTACATTTAGGGGATATTCATGGACGGAGTTACTTTAGTCACTATTGCTTTGCGCGTCATCTCAAAC